GGCCCAAGCCGGCGCCATGGCAGCGTCATACGCGGCCCAAGCCGACGCCATGGCAGCGGCATACGCGGCACGAGCCGGCGCCATGGCAGCGGCATACGCGGCCCAAGCCGGCGCCATGGCAGCGTCATACGCGGCCCAAGCCGGCGCCATGGCAGCGTCATACGCGGCCTGGGCCGACGCCCTGGCAGCGTCATACGCGGCCCAAGCCGGCGCCATGGCAGCGTCATACGCGGCAAGAGCTGGCGCCACGGCAGCGTCATACGCGGCGCGAGCCGACGCCGACGCCGACAAGAGATTGCGCGCGGCCCAATCCCAATTAAACTCGTTCGCATGCTCGGCGCAAAGCGCTTCTGTGATTTCAACGCTCTTGCCAAAAAGCTTTGCAAACTTTTCGCGTTGCTCGCGGCACGCGCCTTTGCGTACCAAGGTCGCGAGTGTCAGTGTACGACTTTCCATCAGATTACCCTTTCTCTACTAACGGAACATTCATGAGCGCGGCTCGCGTATCGCACGGCCCAACAATCTCGCCAGAGCGATAGAAAGCGTAATAGCCGCGTCCAAGTATGCGACCTTTGTGCGGCCCGCTATCTATTTGCACCATACCTCTCAAGAATATGGTACTTAGTTCTTCAGATGCTTTTACAGCGCCTTTACCATCATCACGCATTTTACTACCCTTTCTCTGCTAACGGAACATTCAAGCGCTCGCACGTGGCGAGCGCTCTAGGTGTTACGTTTGCACTGCATCCCGTGCGGCTTGCTTCATGGCGCAAACCATACCAGCCATAGACCACTGGTCGCCGCGCGCTTTGAAACGCGGGCGGTATGTGGTTTCCAGCCCTTGCGCCATGCCATCCCATACCGCCAACGGGATAGTGTTTAGGTGTTCGTCGCCATCTGCGAGCGCAGCCTCTACGCGCTGCAAGAAAGCCTCGTCTCGCATGCGGTGCGGCGGAGACAAGCCCGCGTTCACGTCGCGGTAGTATTCCGCGAACGTAGCTTTGCCGTCCATATAGTCTTTTCTCGTGACCATCGGTTTACCCTTTCTCTGCTAGCGACGCGACAGCCAACGGCGCGCGGCGTGAATGATGATAGCGACGATTGCAGGTGCGATCATCGCATACAGAATGCTCGTGAAGTCCATCGGTTTACCCTTTCTCTGCATTACACGGTAGAGACGTGCGCACGCTTGCGCATGCGCACTTGCCCTAGCGTGCGGCGTACATATCCGGGCGCGTTGCCTCTAGCTCAGAGGCATAGTCCATGACGTGCGCAACGTATGCGTCCATGGTCGCGGACATGATATCAACGTCATACCCGCTATTCCGCCAATCGTCGCCGATGAAACCGAAGCAACTGTCGGCATGCTCCCAGGCGTCGCCAGTCCAATATTCGCCGACAACGCCACAAACTCCGTCCTGCGCAATGCGTTCCCATAGGTCCGCGCGTATGCGCTCGCGCTCTTTCTCAGACACATCCGACCATGTATCGATGTAGCTATCATCATAGCTATCATCCGAGACGATACGCAATCGCACGGCGCCGTATCCGCTGCCACGCTCATAAGGCGCGGTACCGTCGTCACAGTTCGCCGTCCATCCGTCCAGCTTATCCCATGCGGCGAGCGTGCGAGCGTTGCGCAGCGCTTGCGCAGCGTGCCAGCCTAAGGCGCGTTGCGCTTGGTAGGTTTTCAGTGTACGGCTTTCCATCGGTTTACCCTTTCTCTGCTAGACGTTGACGCCGCACAAGCGCGCAATGCGCCGGCGCGAGCTAGGCGTTAGGTTTTCCGGCATATGCAAGGAACGGCTTTCATGCGCTCCCGTATGGTATTCCATGCCGTTGGTCACGGTAATCCAACGCGGCGCGGTAACGGGCCATTCGTCGCATTCGACGCATTCGACGCCGGACACGTGACTTGTACGTGTCTCGAATACCGCTGCAATCGCGTCTCTAAGCGTTGCATCCTCTAGGACCATGCCGGCGCTTGCGGCGTCGCCATGCTCGGCGCTTTCTTGCGTCACAACCTGATAAGATACGGCATACATCGAATTATCCTTTCTCTACGGTTGACGGCAGGTTAGAGCGCTCGCGTCGGCAAGCGCTCCGATCTAGCGTCAATATCCGCGCGCGACACGCTTGTTGTAGTCCGTCATGGCTTCCTCACGCGACTGGAAATAGTGACCCCAATACCATGAGCTATCCCAGTTTCCTTCCTCACCCCCCTGCCATGCTGTCACGAATGGCTCATGCTTGCTGTCGCGCTTAACCACGATCACGCGACCTGGACGTGTTGCGTGATCGGCCGGCGTCAGACTGTAAGTCATAATTTGGTATTCCATCGTCTTAGCCTTTTCAGTTGGTTTGTTTCGGTGAACAACACATAAGCTCATGGCTAAGCCAACACGAGTCACAAGATCGTGATCGATTGTACCAACGGATGTTGTGAATAGGGATTTGTGCTTATAGGGTGGACCACATGTAAGGTCCGGAGCAGCACACTCACCCCCTAAAGGGGGGTGTGCTGCATAGGTCCGGCCATTGGCTTCACCCATTGGCGTGTGGAAACATAGAGAGAATAAAATACACTCAGGGCATGTGAAATAAGAACTGAGTGAGTGCTCACTCATTTCGACAATTGTCGAAGGGTTGCGAAAAGAGGGTTTTGGTTGGATCAAAAGCTTTCAGGGCTTCAAGGGCTTTCAGGGCTTTGCGTCGCCTATCTCTTTATGCGCGCCTATCTCTTCAAGGGCTTTATGCGCTTGACGGGCTTTGCGTCGCCTATCTCTTTATGCGCGTCTATCCCTTTGCGTGCTAAGCGTTCTTCGCGTCGCCTATCCCTTTATGCGCTGCAAGGGCTAAGCGTTGCCTATCCCTTCAATGGCTTTATGCGCTGCAAGGGCTAAGCGTTGCCTATCCCTTCAATGGCTTTATGCGCTCAACGGGCTTTGCGCTCGCTTGTGGTCGCAACGGAATTAAGTCGCCCTGTCGCTCACAGCTTCCAGGCTCTAGGCCACTAGCCCATGGTCTTAACGTGCTACACGTGCCCACTGGCGTAGCACCAGGGTACCGCACGCCATGCTAAGCCCTTGATATCACACAACAATCAGCGTTTTCTTTCCATAATACAAGTTATGCGACAAGCTCATGAAATCAATGACTTAGCTATGCCTCACACAAGGCGCGCACCTCGCATGCGCGTAGTACGCGGCGTACAAGCGGCGTTTTACCCTGTATGCCAGCGCGCGAAGGTGGGGGGTGAGGGGCCGGGGGGCCGCCGAACTTCGCGCCGCAAAACCCCGAATGAGGCTCTAACTCCCACACGTCCCCCAAAAATGTAAAATTTTAAAATTTTCAAAAATTTTCAGCATACACGCGCGTAAGCATTCAAAGCATTCAAAAATTTTTAATATACGCGCGCGTGAAGCATTCAAAGGATTTAAAAAATTTAGCGTATGCGCGCGAAGCCGACTTTAAGGAATTAATAGCTATAAGCGCGCTCAGCGCCTAGCCCATGTAGTACAATGGCCATGGTCTACAATAGCGCTGGTTATACCCATGCGAAAATCGCAACACCAACTTTTCCCATTGACGGCTAACGGGTTAGTCGCTATGTGTGGCGCTGAGGGACGCAGAGCGCGCGGCTCCCCTAGGACGGCGCGTTAGCCCCTCTAGCGAAGCTCGGCTGTCAAGCCGACGGCGGGTGGCGTCTCTGCCAAGATGGCGTCCCGCCCGTCAAGCCTGCCTGCCTGCCCCCGGTGGTGCACTTGGCGCCGGGGGCAGGTTCTTCCTGGCAGGCAGGGGGAGTAGAGGATAATCCCGATGGTCGCCAGCAAAGACAGTGTAGCGCGCTTGGCGCGTAGGCTTGAAACGCTTTGCGAGACTATCCATGAAATGCGCAAAGACGCATTAGAGGTTAATCTGCGTAACACAGCGCATTGCTTACGCCGCGCTAGAGTGATGGCGCAGAGGGCGGCAGCAGACGCGCGAGTAGAAGAGAGAAAACGCCATGGTTGAAATTACGCTGTTCGTGCTGAACGTGATCTTGTGTGGTCCGGCTGGCTGTATACCGCTCGAAGGCGAGTTTGCCACGATGCAAGAGTGTCAACAAGCTGTCAACGACACTATCGAAATCGTGATAGCAGCGTCGCGCGAGAGTTTCGTGAGCATTGAGTTCACTGACCCACCGTGTGTGATGATATCGACTTGGGGGATGGAGTCATGACGCAGAAAGCGCCGATGACGTTCGACGACATGAAAAAGCTTGTAGCGAAGCTCCGCGCAGCGGAGGGCGTAAGTGGGTATGTAGCTGAGCGCGCTAGGCAAGAGCGCGAAGCCGAGGCGCTGGCGAAGATTGAAAACAATGCGTTTGTCCGTGGCGCTGTGTTCGGCGGCGCCACAGTAGCGATGGCGATTGTAGTTGCTGTGATGATAGTGCTAGCGTATGTGCTGCTATGAAGAGCACGATAAGCGCATATCCGTCCGTGCGTACTCTGTATGTGCCTGCTCACATTGCGCGTAAATTGCAGTGGCAGTTCCCTAAGCAGAGAGTGGCGCTCATGGAAGCCGAAGGCTGCCTGACGCTGCTGCCGATGGATCACAAGGTGTATACCGCGCAAGTGAAGTACAACGACAGTGGTGGCATGAACCTGCGCAGCGTATGTTGGCCGTTCGTCGGAGACAGCAAGCTCGATTTGGAATATGCGATAAGCGAAGAGGGGAGCCGGCGCGTGCTGAGAGTGCTCTTGCCTCCCCCTGAGGCTTGACACGGCGCCGCGTCGGCTGTCAGTGTCGAGGCGCGGGCGACGTGAAGCGTCCGCCATCGCCGTGATCGGAGGAAAGCGGATGGCACATCCCGGTAAGGCAGTCGAGTCCGCGTGACCCGGAAGAGCGCGATCCGGGGCCATGCGCTGGTGCGGTGTGACCGAGCCGCAAGTAAATCGGTTCTAGGATGACGCAGTGTTGCAGCGAGGAACGGCGGCGTCGTGCTCTTTGGGTACCACCACAGGCCCGCGAAGAGCGCCGGTCAGGAATAGCGGCGCCGCTCTGCATACGGGGAGTAAAGCGATGACTGACGCAGAAGGCGAAGCCAAGATGCTTGAATGCTTGGAGAGGGCGTTGACGGCGGCTGAGCGTATCGCGGCAGCCTTTGAGCGTATTGCCGCCGTGCTGGAAGAGAAGCACGCGCACCCGTATCCAGTCGATCCGGTGTAAGCAAAACGCAGTTCGAACGGAGTTCGACATGGCCTTACCCACCATTGAAAACCCGACAGGCGAGTTGTGCCGCTTCGGTGACGCCGCAGCGACGCATATCACGCCTGCGTCGTGGGGCAGTGAAAAGCTTTGCGCCTTTCATGCTGAGCACCATCCGTCATGGGAAAGTGGTTCTGCCCACCCGACAGTGCCCAAAGAGTACAGAAAGCCGAATTGGCCGTGATACTCACTGCGGATTTTGGCAGAGCAAGGCTCGCGCGTGCGGTGCTGTTGATCGAAGCGCTGTTGGTGCGCGGCATGAAGTTTGACGCCGCAATTGCATGGCTGTACCGGAGCGAAGACAAAGATAATGAGGCTGTAGTTGATGAGATTGAATTGATAAGACTAATGTTTGGTTATCGCGTAAGAGAGGCAGACGGTGTGTCTGTACTACACCAAAGGTATAGAGCTACAGACTGGGCCAAGAGCGCTTGTATGGCGCCAGACATAGGCCCTGCCATAGAGCTTCAAGCCAATAGCATTATGGCTGAGCTTAAGCCGGATTGACGGCGCCTCCCCGCCGGGTGTACCCTCTGCGCCGCCCGATGCACGCGGCTTGCTTGCCTAGAGCCGCTGTGCTCGGCGGGCTGTGCGGGGCGCGAGTGCCCATGCGCTTGGGGGACTACCGCTCGCTGCCCCGCGCGGCTTCGCCGAGAGGCTTTCCCCCAGGCTTTAGGGAGTGCCGCACATGCCCACGAAAGACGATCCCAAGGGTAAGACGCGCAAGAGCGATCTGCCTGCCCCGCCGCCTGTCGGCGAGACGCTGCCCGTCGAGAATGCGGGGCCGCCGCCCGACGATGCCGCCGAGATGCCGCCTGACGATGCCGCCGCCGACCCGTTGGTCAGTGATACGCTGAGCGACGACTATGACGCCGAGACCGTTCGGCGCGGGCGCACAGCCGCGCTGTCCATGGACATGATCGCCATGGGCTTAGAGGACGGCATGCAAGAGGGCGAAGTGGTCGAAGCTGTGGCGACGGATATCCTTAGCGGCGGGCCGTCGTCATACGCGACGCCAGAGCGTCGCGCCATGTATCTTCTGGCACAGCACATGAACGCCGTACACGCGCAGATGCGAAAGCTTGCCAACAGCATGAGTTCTCGTGCCGCCAGCGATCCGGAGATGGGCGTAGCGCACGACAAGCGCTCGATGCACGGCAGGATCGACAAGCAGAGGATCAGCTAGCCAAGCATCTCAGCGAGTAATTCCCTGTCATGATCCGAAAGGCCGTCGTGATCGACAACCTCAGAGTAGGTAACGTCGATTGCGGCGGTCTTTTCCTCTTCGCTAAGCAAACTTTGCGAACGTTCCTGCGAACGTTCCAGCGCTTGCAAGATCGCTTTGTCCGCCGTGACATTAACCTCAGTAATCATTCTGTCGCCGTAATCCTTTTGACGACGACGGGCCAAAAGCCATTTGATGTTCTCAGAGATCACCTTAGCTTGATTGTGGTCCGGGTATTCGTCAACAATGTTCACGAGCTTATCAGCCAATATATCTTGGCTCATCTGTTCGGCATTCAGCGCCAAATCCAGCAACTCGGGATGCTGGTCAATGTGGCCCTTGAACGCTGCGTAGCTGATACCTGCGCGCTTACAGGCAGCGGTTTTGGTAAACCCGGTTTCCATGATGCGGATTACCTGTAAAACGTAAGGCATGAAGTCGAATGGTAAAGCCAATTTTAACCTCCTACAGCCCATCGGTGACGACGGCTCTCGCCGACTATATAGCATCTTTCCGCGCCGATCCATACGGCTTCGTGATGGCGGTTTATCCTTGGGGGGAGCCGCTGTTGCTGGACGGCACGCGCAACTCGCTGGCGAAGCGCACAGGGCCGGAAAAGTGGCAGACCGAGTTCCTACAGGCTCTTGGGGAGCACATACGGAACAATGACACTCTGCTGAGCATGGGCCTTGATCCCGAAGTGTGGATGAGCGCCGTAGGCTCGGGCCACGGCGTCGGCAAGTCCGCCCTGGTTGCGTGGTTGATACAGTTCTTCATGAGCACACGACCGAAACTCCGTGGCGCCGTCACAGCGCAAATCCAGACGCAGCTAGAGACCAAGACATGGCCGGAACTGCGGAAGTGGCATGAACTGCTAATCAATAAACATTGGTTCGAGTGGACAGCTACGTCTTACCGCTTTGCGCTCTGCGCGGACGATGAGAAAAAGAACTACTGTGTAGACGCCGCTACCGTATCAGAGCATAAGACGGAGGGCTTTCAAGGTCTGCATAACGAAGGCCGCACAGTCATTTGCATTTTTGACGAGGCATCCGGTATCCACTCAAAAGTATGGGAAGTGGCCGAAGGGGCGTTGACGGACGGCGAGGGCTTTTTCTTTGCATTCGGTAACATGACGCGACCGGATGGTAAATTTGTTGACTGTTGGGACGAATACGCGCATCTGTTCTATCTTCGCCGCGTGGACAGCCGAGAAGTAAGCCACACAAATAAAACATATTTGCAAGGGCTTATCGACAAGTACGGTATCGAGAGCGATCAAGTAAGAGTTCGTATTCTTGGACTGCCACCAACACAATCGTATGACGGCTTTTTCTCGTTTGATGCTTTGCAGGCTGCGGCGGAGCGGGACATGCAGCTTGATCCAAGTGCCCCCCTGGCAATGGCCGTTGACGTAGCGCGCTCTGAAAAGCGTGATCGCAGCGTCATAGCGTACCGTCAAGGCAGAGACGGTCGCAGCCGCCCGATGAAAGAATTTCAAGGGCTGAATAACGTGCAACTCGCGCGCGTGGTCATGGAAGAGGCGGACAAGTACCAGCCGGATGCCATTGTAATCGAAGGTGTAAGCGGGCAGGGCGTGATCGATATTCTGAAAGAGCGTGGATATAGAACAGTCGAAGTCTACACGGGTACGCCAGCCAATAACTACCTTATGTTCGCTAATAAGCGCGCCGAGCTTTGGCACGATTTCAGGGACTGGGTAGTGGCGCATGGATGCTTGCCGAACGATCCGACGCTTTTGAAAGAGCTTATAGAGATACAATACAAATACCAAGAACGAACCGGGAAGATATTGATGGAAAGTAAGCAGGATATGCAGGCGCGGGGCGTACACTCCCCGGACAAAGGCGATGCCTACATGCTGACGTTTGCTGTCAACCTAGCGCGCCGCGACAGCAACTTGACAAAGCACCTGAAAGAGCGCAGAACGGCCAAAGTCGAGTATGACGTGCTCGGATATTGAGAGGGTAACATGGGCGGTTTACTAGGCGGTCCTAAGCAGCAAGCGGCCCCGGCGCTGGCGGCGATGCCCGATCCGTTGCCGCCGGCCCCGGACAGATCGAGCGACCAAGTGGCGACGGCTGCCGAGCGGCAGCGCAGGGCCTTCGCCGGGGGCCGCAGCACTCGCGCCTTGACGATGCTCAGCAGCGGGGCGGGCTTCGGCACGGGGGGCGGCACGGGCGCGGGGGCGAGGCTCTTCGGCTCCGGGGGCGTGTAAATGTTTCCAGACATTGACGACATTCTGGCGCGATATAACGACGCCAAGCAAGAGCGCAGCAACTATGAAGCCGACTGGCGCATGTGCGCCGCGTACTGCATCCCGCGTCAGTACAGCCGTTGGCAATCCGATGCCGCCGCAAGTACGCCAGACAATTCCGCCCCTCGGCGCTTCGCGTTTGACAGCACAGGCGTGCGCGCACTCCCCAAATACATTGCGATCCTAGAGCGCATAGCGACGCCGCAAGCGCAGCGCTGGCACAAACTGCAAGCGTCAACGCCGGAACTGCGCAAGATCAAACGTGTTCGCGAGTTCTACGAGGCGTTGACCGAACAACTGTTCATCATGCGCGGCGATCCCTTGGCGCGGTTCATCGTGGCGTCAACGCAGACCTACGGCGCGCTCGGCGTGTACGGTACGGCGCCGCTGTACGTTGCGCAGCGCGAAAAGACGGCACTGTCCGGTAGCGGGTTTCTGTATAAGTCCTGTTTCCTGCGGGACGTATACATCGAACAGGACGACAACGGCGGTGTGACGACTGTATTCCGCGAGTTCACTCTTACCGCGCGTCAGTTCCGCCGTAAGTTCCCGCAGCTTGTCGGCAAAGAGCCCAAGTCTGTCAAGATGGAATGGGATACGCAGAAGCCGAGCGATACCAAAAAACATAAGTTCCTGCACGTCGTAACGCCGCGCATGGACTATGACCCGAAGAGCTACACGCTTACGCGCCGCCCGTTCCTCGGATGTTACATCGCGATAGACGACAAAGAGTACGTCGGCGACGAACAAGGCTTCCGCTCCAATCCATACAAAATCCCGCGCGTGAATACCGAGAGCGACATGCCGTATGGCTACAGCCCGGCTATGTTGGCGCTGCCGGCGCTCGGTTCGCTCAATCAAATGAAGAAAACTGTATTGAAGCAAGGCCACAAGGCTGTCGATCCCGTGTTGCTGGCGCATGACGACGGCGTGTTGAGCGGGCTTGACTTACGGCCGGGTGCGGTAAATCCTGGCGGCATTGACTCGCAAGGGCGTGTGCTAGTCAAAGCATTGGATAGCGGTAACTTCCGCGTCGCCGAGGCGCTGGTTGCCAGCGAGCGTGACGATGTAAACGACAGCTTCTTTGTCACGCTGTTCCAAATTCTTGCGCAGAACCCCGAGATGACAGCGACGGAAGTAGTTGAGCGTATATCCGAGAAAGCTTCATTGATTTCACCAACACAAGGCTTCCTGCAATCCGAGATGCTTGGTCCGATAGTGGATCGCGAGCTTGAAATGCTTGACGAGTTGGGCATAGCGCCGACACCGCCGCCGGAAGTCATTGAGGCGGGCGGCGGATACGAAGTGATGTACACTTCGCCGTGGGCCAAGGGCCAGTATGCCGAAGAAATCAGCGGTTTCATGCGTGCATTCGATTTCGCGGCTCGTGCTGCCGAAATCATGCAAGACGCTTCGCCGCTTGATCCGTTCAAGCTAGAGGTAGCTATCCCCGAGATGGCACAGCGGTTCGCGGCGCCTGAGCGCTGGATCGGCGATGACAACTACGCCAAGGGCAAAGCGGATGCGAGGGCAGAACAGCAAGCGGCAATGGCGGCAATGCAGAACGCGGCCGGTCTAGGCTCGGCAGCGAAAGCGGTAACAGAGGCTCAAAGTGGCGCTCAACCAAAGTGATGATTTCGACGATCTAGGCGAGTTTGATGAGGTTGATCCTTTCGATCCGCTGGTCCTAATACGCACCGGCGAGACAGCCCGTCAACTAGATGAAGATCACGACCATCGTGTGCAACAGCACTTGCGCGCCCGTATCGCGTCGTACAGGCGCGTATTCAGCACCGAAGCGTGCGATCAAGCGGATTTGGATACTGTACTACGCGATCTATTCAGGTTTTGTCGTTGCGGCCGGTCGGTTAACGACCCAAGGCTCGGCCTTAACGACAGAGTGGCAGCGATACTGAGTGGTCGGCAGGAAGTAGGATTTCGCATCCTAGATCACTTGAAACTGCCATTCGATGAGCTATACAGCAAGTATACCCAAGGGGAATGACGATGAACAAGCGCATGTTGAGTAGCACTGCCGCCGTATACGCGCCGGATGGCGGACCCGTGGCAGGTGGAGAGACGACCGTTGTTGCCGGCGATGCAGCGGCGCCGTGGGCTGGCGTTGCCGATGGCGAGACATGGAAGATCGGGGATAAGCCGTGGTATGACGTAGCCGTGACCGATCCCGGCGAGCGCGAGTTGATCCAAAAGAAAGGCTATCGCCATCCGGGCGAAGTGGTCAAGGCGTATAACAACGCCAACAAACTTGTGTCTGACGAGCGCGCCGTCATTCTGCCAGACGCCAACGCGACGCCGGAACAACTGTCAGAGTTCTACACTAAGACAGGCAGACCGCCGTCCCAAGACGACTATGACTTGAAAGTCGATCCTAGTGTCCAGATCGACGAAAATATGATGAAGTTCGGAAAGTCGCTATTCTTTGAATTGGGCCTTGATAACAAGCGAGCGCAAGCCGCCGTTGACCGCTGGAACGGTCAACTCGCCGAGATGGCGAAGGGTGCGGAAGAGAAGTGGCAGGCGGATAACGACAAGGCTGTAGCCGCTCTGCAAACGAACTACACCGGGGATTTCACGGCAGACGTGAAAGCGGGCACCGATGTAGTCAATGCGCTTGGCTTGGCTCCCGAAGCATTGGCGGCGATTGAACGCGCCATAGGCGGCGCTCCCATGGTCGAGTTGTTCATGAAGCTCGGGCAGAAGAGCAAAGAGCCGGGCGCGTTCCTTGGCGGCGGACCAGGGCCGGCGGACCCGAAGAACATGACTTCGGACCAAGCTTCGGCGCGGCTGACTGCGATGAGCGAAGATGCTGAAATCCAGAAAGCGTTGAACGACGCAACGCACAAGGATCATGCGCGCTACGTCAACGAACAGCTTGAACTATACAAGCGCGTCTAGGGCCTTGACAGACCGTGGCGTTTAGGGCTAGGCAGGATCGCGAGCCGCTTTTCTCGGCTGCCTATGCCACCAGGGCCGGCTAACCAAGCGCGGACACCCCTACTGACCTTGCCGAAGGCGGCGCTACCGTTGGTCAAATAAAGGGGTTGTCACCATGGCCGAAACTCTCGCGTCCTACTCAGTGCCCGAGCACCACGTCAAGATGTACACCGCCAATCTACAGGCTTCGATCCAGAAGCCCGGCGGCATTCTTCGCCCGCATGTATCGCAGGGCAGCTATCGCGGCGAGCGGGCGCAAGTCGTCAACTTCATCGGTCCTATCGAGTTCATCGAACGGACTACCGTTTACGTCGATACCAAGCTCTCGGAGATGGAGCACACGTCCCGTTGGATTTACGGCGCCGAATTCGACGCGGCGGTGTTGATCGACCGGCTCGATACGTTGAAGATGATCTATGATCCGACCAATCCGTACCTCATGCGGATGCGTGAGGGTGCGGATCGGAAGATCGACGAACTGATCATGTCGAAATTCTTCGCGACCGCCAAGACCGGCAAGGACGGCACGACCGATACGATCTTCAAGGCCGCCAACATCGTCGTTCACAACGATACCGGCATGATCGTCGCCAAGCTGCGGGCGCTGCGCAAGCTCATCAAAAAGCGGCATGTCGATCTGCGGATGGCCAAGCCCCTGATAGCCGTGACTGCCGAACAGATCGACGACTTGCTCGGCGAAGTCGCCGTCGGATCGTCTGACTACAATGCCGTGAAGCCGCTGGTAAACGGCGAAGTGTCCGGGTTTATGGGCTTCACGTTCATTCCGTATGAGGACAACGGAGACGTGGCCGGAGCCTCGATCCCGACGCACGTTGACGGCGCCGACACGATCCGTGAATGCCCGGCGTGGGTGCCGGACGGTATGCATTACGGACAGTGGGACGCGCTGACCGTGATTATCAGCAACCGCCCGGACAAGAACAACATCAAGCAAATCCATGCCACCTTCACTGGCGGCGCCACGCGGCTGGAAGAGGACAAGGTCTACAAGGTCGAGTGCGTGGAGCCTTACATCCCCGCGTAATAGTATCTGAGTACGACGCGGACTGAGGCTTAAGTAAACCAATACACGAGAGGGTACCGAAATGGCCGTCCTGAACACCGTCGCCGCACAGCTTGTAGAGGGGTACCGCCGGTACCCCATCGATGACCATGGCAAGCTGCGCGTGCAGTACTTCTCACTGCCGGAAATCACCGTGGCCGGCGACGCCAACTCGACGTTCGACCTTGCGCGCATGCCGCCGGGTCGGGTGCGTATCTATCCGTATCTGTCTGGCATCGTCAGCAGCGCATGGGGCGCCGCTCGCACGCTCGATATCGGACACGGCGCGTACAACCGTGCAGTCGGTGAGGACGATGAAATCGCCGACGTTGACGCCTTCGCGGACGGCTTGGATATTGCAGCCGCCGGCTTCGATTTCTTCAACGCGGCGGTGCTCAAATTCGACGTGTACGCGCGTCGCGAGTGGATGGTTACAGCCATCGTGCTCGGGGGCACCATGCCCATCGGCGCGACGCTGCAAGGCAATATCGTCTACGCCGTCGAGTAAGCCGGCAGCGAACGGAAGAGGGCAGGCCCATGGCTACCAAGCTGAGTGTCGCCAATCTCGGCCTTGGCAAGCTAGGGTCTGCCACCGTTGCGTCTCTGGCGCCCCCGAAGTCGTCGCTAGAGCGGTTCATCGCTACAGGCTATGACCACTGGCGACAGTCGGAGATAGCTAAGCACAATTGGCATTTCGCGCGCGAGACGAGAGTGCTCACGAAGCTCGCGGCGACAGTGACCGGCGAGCGCCCGTATCAGTATCCATTGCCCAATGATTACGTCGGTGTCATTCGCAAAGACGGTGATGAGTGGCGCATGCAGGGCACGGTATTCCTCAGCGGATACGAAGATGAATTCACAGTAACGCTTTTGGTCGATAAGACTGAAAACCAAATGCCGCCGCTGTTCGTCGAGGTTCTGGCGTGGCGCGTGGCGCTCGAATGCGTCGAGAAGGTCACGCAATCCAATACGAAGAAAGACGACGTGCAGAAAGGCTATGATCGCGCAGTCGCTATAGCCAAGCAGCGCAATGCTTTTGAGACAGTGGCGAACGATATCCAAGATGACGACATGACTTCTTCTTGGGTGTACGGCCGCTACTATCATGGCTAAAGTATCCCCGGCGCTGCGGGCGTTCAATACAGGCGAGCTATCGCCGCTTGTAGACGCTCGTGCCGATCTAGATAGGTACCCCGCTAGTGCGAGGCAATTGCGGAACATAATTGGTTCTGCGCAGGGGCCAGCCATACGCCGCTCAGGATCGAAGTACCTCGTACCGTATTACGATGAGACGAAAAAGACGAGGTTAGTCGAGTTCGTATACTCCAATGACGATTTCGGTGTACTGGAATTCGCACCCGGACGGTTGCGGCTTTTGGACTATGACGGGCTGATTACGCACCCTACGCAAGCGGTCACGGAAGTGTTGGCCGTGTCGCCGATGGAGCTTACTATCCCCGGCCTGGACGCGGAGATAGGGGACCAAATAAAGTTTTCAGGCTTTGATCCGACGTATACTGTCAACGGAAAGACGGCAACCGTAACGGCCAAGGCCGTTGACGACTACACATTCGATATTGATTACGATGACGTTGCGGGAGTGCTTGCCGCCGGCCCGATGGCGTATCGTGTATTTCATGTCGATAACGACTACACCGAAGCGGACCTAGCGCGGTTGCGGTACGTGCAGCAGGGAGACATTGTATACCTGTTTACCGGCGGGGCGGCAATGCAAAAGCTGTCTCGTCTAGGGGATTTCGATTGGACCCTCGGACCCGTTGATCTGGTTGACGGGCCGTTCATGGATGAGGACATTGAGAGCGGCGACAGTTGCAAACCAAACGTAAGCGGTAGTGCTGTGCCGCCGATGACTTCCAACACCCTGCCGTCCGGCACGGCGGCGAGCAATGACGCGGGTGCAAACTCGTGGCATGGTTTCAGCGAAGACTTAACGCAGTATTGGACAACAACTGCCGGAAGTCAAACCGGCTGGTTGGAGTATGCGCCGGCTGTGCCTTTCGCGCTAGCCGGATACACTATATACGCCGCGCGGGAAAACGCAGATACGTCGTATACTGCGCTCGATTACGCTCCCGGCACTTGGGAAATGCAAGGGTGGGACGGCGCCGCTTGGATTACGTTGGATAACCAGATAGGTTACGTTCTCTATGACAACTACCGGAGCGGTTATTTCAAGGTAAATGATGCGGTAGTGTATCAAAAGTATCGCATAAACATAACGCAGTGCAAGCGTAACGGGGCGATAAGGCCGCGCATTGCCCGGCTCGTCTTAGTCCCGCGCACACCCATAGACGTTACGCTCGAATTCAGCGGTATCGTTGGCGTAAACAAGGGCTTGGGCTTTGATGCTACAGAGATAGGACGGTTGATCCGACTACAGGGAAGCGATAACTCGTGGCGCTCCGCGAAGATAAAGAGTGTTACGGACACTGATACCGTAGTCGTGAACTTCCAAGAGGATGTATTGCCGGATGCCAAAGAGATACACCATTTTCGGCTCGGGTACTACAGCGACCGTACAGGCTGGCCTACGTGCGGTGCATTCAGTATCAACCGCCTTTGGCTAGGCGGCGGTGCGCCGAACCTCATATGCGCGTCGGTACAGAATTCGCCGGAGACTTTCTCGCCAACGGACTACCTCGGCGACTTGCTCGATACGAGCGGTCTGTCATTGGTCCTGGGGGCCAAGAAACAAGCTATCGTGCGCTGGATCGCAGAGGACACCAGAGGCGTGCTCGTGGGCACGAGCGCCGGGGAGTGGAGCTTGCTCGGCACGGATCGCGAGAAAGGCTTGACGGCGACAGGCTTCCGCGCCGTGCAAGCGACAAAGCGCGGATCGGCCGACGTTGAACCGGTGCAAGTAGACGACCAAGTGGTCTATATACACCGCGCGCGCCGCTCTGTCCGCGAGTTCGCATACTTGTTTGAGCGCGACGGCTATGCATCGCCATCTATGTCGCAGCTTGCAACGCATATCGGAGCAAAGCGGTTCGCTGAAATGGTGTATACGGCGGAGCCGCACGCGATCATATGGATACGGTGCGATGATGGCGAAGTAGCTGGCCTGACCTATGATCGCGAAGAGGGCACGATTGGCTGGCACCAACACGAATTCACTGGCGAAATCGAGACAATGACGGTAACACCGTCGCCGAGCGGTAAAGATGATATCCTTTGGTTCGGTATCAAGCGCACGATCAACGGTGTAGTACGGCGGTACATCGAGCGTGTCACTGAGTTTTGGGATGACGGCTTTACGCTTGATGATGCGTTTTATGTAAACAGCGGACTTCGGTACAGCGGTGCGCCTACGTCAATCATATACGGACTGTATCACTTGATCGGCGAGGACATTGAAGGGCTGGCGGACGGCAAAGCGTTCACGGCTACTGTCGCCGATGACGGATCAATCGAATTGCCGCAAGAGGCTTCTGAGGTAGTCGCTGGCCTTGGCACAACAGCACTGTTGGAGACGCTAAACCCGGATGCGGGTGCCCGCGATGGTACGGCGCATGGCAAGACCAAGCGGGCGAACGGTGTTGCTATCAACGTGTGGGACACTTTCGGGGGTCAAGTAGGCATTCGAGTTACGCAGAAAGAGGGCGCCCCAATCGAGTTCGATGCAATACCGTTCACGGAAGAGCCTTACGTGCATTTGACCACGGAGAGCTTGATTACGGGCGTGACAGACTTTATACCGTTGCCCGAAAACTACGGGCCGGAAGCGTCGATACTGCTACGCCAAACCGAGCCGTATCCGTTCAACATTCGTGCGGTTTATCCGCAGTTGCACACGCAAGACAGATGAGCGACGTGTACTTCACACGCTGCTATGCACCCCACATACGGTTGGTGCAGGCGCGCATAGAGCAGAAGGACGACCGAGTATTCATGCTACGTCCTGAGATATTAGAGGTATTGGCGTCTAACAGCTTCGCGATATCGGCGCACATCGCGGGGAGGTGTGTAGGCGCAGCTGGCGTGGTAAACCTCTGGCCGGGACGAGATGCCTGTTGGATGCTGCTGTCTGATATAAAAAGCCTGTCGCATCGCAACAAGCTGAGCATAATCCGTAAGATAAAAGCTGTGCTAGACGTGTGGCCGACGCCGCGAGTAGAGGCAAGCGTGCTGTGTGATTTCGAGGCGGGGCACCGCTTCGCTCGTGTGCTCGGCTTTGTCTGTGAGGCTGAATGCATGAAGGGCTATCATCTCGGCAAGGATGCGAGCCTGTATGCGAGGGTCAAGTAAATGTCCGGCGTAGAAATCGGGTTAGCTGCCGGTATCCTCAGCGCTGTATCCGGTGCCGCCGGCACGTTGATGCAGGCGCAAGCCGCCGCGTCGCAGGCAGAAGCGCAGCGCACGTCGGATTTATACAATGCGAGTGTCGCGGATCGCAATAAGGCGATCACGCTGCAAAACAAAAAGACCGTGCTGCTTAACAGCCAACTGGATGTTGAGGACCAGCGGCGCAAGAACAAGCGCCAACTCGCGTCCATTGCGGCAGCATTCGGTAATTCCGGCGTCGAGATGGTCGGTACGCCACTTGATGCTTTGGCGTTTTCCGCTGCCGAGATGGAAGTTGATGCTCAGCGGATCGACTATCAGGGGCAGTCGGACGCTCGTGAGCTAGAGCTACAGGCGCGCGGCCTTGGCGATCAAGCGGCGATGCATCGCGTATCGGCCGAGAGCGCACGCCAGCGGGGCCGCTCGGCGCTCAGAAGCGGCTATCTGTCTGCCGGCATGAGCTTGATCGGAGGCGGCGCGAGCGCCTACGCCGACTACTCCGCAGCGAGCGCCTACGCCGACTACTCCGCAGCGACAGGATAGACGATGCCACAGCTACCATTCACGAGCATAAGCGCATCGTCGGGCAATCCGCGCGGCGGGGGCATCCAGGCGGGCGCCAGTGCGGGCGCCTTCGATGTGTCGGACCCGAATGCCGGCCGGGGCGCCATGGCCCTTGCTGACGCCGCAGCGCGTGTCTCGCGGGCTGCCTATGCGCAGCATGCCGAAGAGCGCGCTCGCGAAGATGACGCCTTGCTCGCCAACAGCATAGCGCTGTTCGACCCGACGCCTGGGCTGTTGCAGGCGCGGGAAGCGTCGGCGGCGGACGGTAGCGACCTGTACGCCAATTCCGGCGAGTATCTGCGAAACGCCATTGACGAACACGCCAACAGCATTGACAACGACAGAGTACGCGCCGAGTTCCGCAACCGTATGCAGATGCGTATGCCGGATTGGTTGTCGAGTGCGGCACAAGTAGCGCAGACGCAGCGCGCAACATTCGCGTCGGACCAATCCAACGCAGCACTAAACTCCCTAGTCAACAGAGTACGCGCCGATCCGACTGCATACCGCGATGCATTGCAGAACGGCATGGACGTAATCGCCACACAACCGGGTTTGTCGAATTCGGATCGCGCGGCGATGCAGATCGCTTGGCGGCAAGACATATCGCGTCGGATGTTTGAAGGCCGCATTGAGCGCGCCAGCAGTGTAAGCGATCTTGACAGCATATACACAGACCTTACGACGGTGAACGAAAGCCAAGACTGGGCATCGCAAATGAGCCCGGCTGACTATGACCGCGTGTTGTCGTCTATAGACAGTATGCGCTCACAAGTAGATAGTACGACGCGCGTTGAAACGCGGGCGCTGCTGACTGATCTGGAAAGACGCAGCACAGACCTTACGCTAATCTCGCATGACGAATTGCAGCAAGCGCAACAGATGGCTATTGCGTCGGGCGATGCTGTACTAATGACGCGATACTCATCCCTGGCCCATCAACAAGACATTATCCGCACCGAGCGAGGATTGCCGCCCATAGAGATACGGGCGCGTGCGGAAGAAACAATGAACGCCGGGCAGGCGTACCCAAACATGCCGCCAGTGGTAAGCGGTGCGATTAACGAGGCAGCGGAAGCGACAGGCATTAGTGCTGCGTATCTCGGCGGATTGATTACGCGAGAGTACGGCGGTTTTCTGAACATCGCTCGCCAAGAGACAAATCCCGACTTCGCGCCTGTAGCTGTTCATCCCGGCGTAAACATTCAGCGTATATCGCCGGAAGTACAAGACGCTGCAACGCTTGCTGCCGAAGAGTTCGGCGCGGCGTTCCAACTTAGTTCCGGCTATAGGTCGGCAGAAGATCAAGCTCGAATACGGGAAGAGCACATTGCTGCCGGCGGCGATCCGCGTCAAGTAGCGGAGAACAGTTATCATACCGAAGCTACGGCGATGGACATATCGACCGTAGGTATGTCGGACGCAGATAAAGCCCGCATGGTCGAAGCTTTGTTGAACGCAGGCTTTACGGGCTTTGGTGTTTATGGCAACCACATACACGCGGATTTCCGCGACACTACGCCTAGCTTTGATGCCGGAAGAAATTGGGGCGGATGGACTACGCTGCCGCCAGAAGTTACAGCGGTTATGGTGGCGCATGGCTACGCGCCCGGCATCTCGTCAGACCAGATACAGCGAAGCGAACGCGCGGTTACGCTCGGCGGCAGCATTGACTACAATCAAGGCACACTGATTACCGATCCGGCGACTGGTCAACCTACGTCGTCGGCACGCGGCGTTGCTCAGTTCACTAATGAGACTTGGCTTGGCATGATGCGGGACGGCGTAACCGCTACGCGCTTCGGCATCGATGTTACGGGCATGTCGGAAGAACAAATGCTAGAGATGCGTGGCGATCCCCGCATCTCGATAATGTTTGCCGCTGCCCTGGCCGAACAGCGCCGCGACCAAGTAGAGGAAACAATCGGCCGGAGCATATCGGAAGCCGAACTGTATATGACGCATGCGCTCGGGGCCGCCGGGGCGATTACGCTATTCAATGCGGACCCGTCCGCGATTGCTGCCGAAGTGATGCCGAGCGCAGCAAGCGCTAATCGTCCAATTTTCTATGACGACGACGGCACGCCGCGAACTGTCCGCGAAGTCTACAACGAATATGCCGTAGGCTTTGGTGCCGATCAAACTGCAATTGAATACGACGATGCAGTAACGCGCACCGCGTTGGCCGATAGGGTTGAAACACAAGTGCAGACCGATCCGATGCAGCTAGCCCAAACGACAGGACGGTTCGATATTCCCGCCTTGTCGGAAGAGGGCGGTATTGCAGCGCGTGGTCAGGCTGCACTAGCGGTGGCGGAGTTCTACAGCATTCCGCTGTCGGATATGAAGCCGTTTACGGTGTCGGAGACGCAGTTCATTGACGCACAGTTGAAGAACGGCACGGCCGAAGATCGACTGTCTATCATGACAGAAATCCAGGCCATGGGACCGGACATGGCGCAAGCGGCGTATGCGCAGCTAGAACAGGATAACCCTGTGTTCGCGCATGCCGCTGGTCTGTCTTACAGCTACGGACTGACGAGCGTTGCGCGAGACATTATGCGTGGTCAGGAACGTATCGAGGAAAACCCGGCGATCCTTACGGCTATGGACAATCAAGCCTCGGATCGGCAACGGCTGTTCTTTGAAACCATGGACGGCGCCGGCATGGGTATTCGGCCGCTTGACCAACAAGCGATCATGGACGCGGCGCTGGCGCTGTACGTCGAGAGGACAGCGTCTCGCTCAACGGGAGGCGGCTTCGATCAAGAGGCTTACAAGGCGGCGGTCAATGAAGCGCTCGGCGGAACAGCAGATAATCCGGCGTTTGGCACGGTGAATGGGCGTACTGTATTATTGCCGCACGGCTTTGACGACGGCGATATCGAAACTATGCTTGACAACATGGTGCCGCGAGACTGGATTGACATGAGCCGCACAGGGTTGCCACCCACGTATGCGGATGGCAGCATGGTTGACGGGGATGTGCTTCGCGACCAAACGCAGTTGCAAGCTATCGGCGGTAATGAGTACACTGTGTTACTGCCGGACGGTCGCAACGTCATGTCTGGCGGCGGTGCTACCGGGCAGCCGGCAGAAGCGTTTGTGCTCATGTTTGATCCGAACAAAGCAGTCGAGATAATCAATCGCGAGCAAAACCCAAACGACGGATCGCTCTATTGGATACCGTCAGGGCCGGATGTAATGTCAGAGGATGCCGAAGAGGCAGCCGAGCGCGGACGGAACGCAGAGGTAACGGCCCTTGAAGAGTACATTGAAAGCCTGCGTCCGCGCCTGGATGATCCGCAGACAAGAGATGCTGCACAAGCAGCGATAGATCAGACACAGCGGCAAATAGACCGCTTGCTTGATGACGAATAAGCCATGTCGTATATAGCAAAAGCTAATCGAGAAGCCTACTCAGTAGACGAGAGTGCGTTTGCCACTGGCCCGCGCGTTGGTTTCCTCGGTGCATTCGAGTTGGCCTTTGACGAGCAAACGCGGGCTATGTCCGTATACGGCATTGAACACTACTTCATGGAAGTTGAAGCGGATCAGATACGACGTATTCGAGAGGCGGGAGGCGAGCCGCCGGATGATCTGGCGTACTTTAACCGTGGCGATCTTCCGCTCGGCCGTTTAGGCACTATGCCGGATTCGGCGTTATTCGGCCAAGCATATGTTGATGCAGCGCGGTTCTTTGTAGACGGCGGTACGCCAGAGCAAGCGGCGCGACTGGCGCGATATGATGAGCGCGTAAACGCATTGCGTGAAGAATTTCCCGATTTGGAACTGCGTACCACTTCCGAAATGTTCGGTCTTGTGAGAGAGCAAGCGCAACAAGCCGAACAGCGCAACCGCGATGCCAGTACATCAACACTAGGTGACATAGGCAGCTTCGTTGGCGCATTGGTCGGTACAGTTAATCCAAACACCGATCCGTTGAACTTCTGGACGCTGCCGATAGGGTGGGGGCGCACGGTAGGAGGCCGTATCGCAGTTGAAGCCGGCATAGGCGGCGTCAGCGAGACTATAAACCAGTTGACGGGAGTGCAGGAAGAACGGCGCTTGCTCGGGCTTGACTATGGCTTTGGGCAAGCGGCAATGCAGATCGGCACGGCAGCCGTAGCCGGCGGTGTGTTCCAAGGCTTCAATGAGGCGATCCGTGCCGGCGTGCGCGGCGCGCGTCGGCGTTGGTTCACAGATAGCCCCGGCGATCCCGCCCCAGGCGTCGAGATAGCGGCTCCCTTGGTCGCGCGGCCTACTACCACAGCGCCCGGACCCGACTTGGCCACTGGCGCCCCGCCTGTGCGGCCTGCCGGCGCCGTTCCTGTCGATCCTCTGACCTTGCTTCGCGAGCCGCGCACCTACGTTGACGTAGTTCGCGAAAGTATTGGCGGCATGAACCGCACGCGCGTAGGTTCTGCCCGTGTAGCGGAAGATTTCGAATACACGATGAATGAGCTTAATCGTTGGGATGGACCACGGCCATTCGAGTTGACGCCGCGAACCGATACAGCGATCAACACTGTAGCGCGTCAACCACGGCAAGCCGACATAACGTTTGCGGAAGGCCGATCCGTTGACGACGTTGCGCGCCAGATAGACCCTGAGACGTTTCGCCTGTACGACAAACTTGCTGAGCGTTTGGCTACACAGCGCCGCTGGCTAGAAGCGGGCCGGTTAAACGAACAGCGTTTGCGCCCGTCAGAGGAAGAGCTAGCGACGCAGGTAAACGGTTTGCGCGCCAAGGTAGCTGACTTAGAAGCACGTATGCCGACAGTTAGTAAACGAACGGCCGGAAAGTATCAAGAGCGCATAGCCGCAATGCAACGTCAGGCTGATGAACTACAAGCGGTGCAAGCGCGTGAAGATACGCCGCAAATGGCGAACATGCGCGCTGAGCTACAAAAGACTGACCAAAGCATGCGCGATCTAGCGCCAGTGGTATCGAGGGCTTATGCACGAGCGCGCCAGCAATGGCAGTTGGATCGTGGCACGCGTCAAGCTGTTGAAGAGATGATCCGCAAAGGTATGCGGACGCTGCCGCCCCTTGTCGAGACGCCACGCCTCGGCGGAACGATAGGCAGGCCATTGGCGCCAGAGGGCGGCAGCGAGACACCCGCCGCCGGCATTATCGATCAAGTGCCGCCGCTTGCCAGTAGGCCGGACATTGTTGCGGAGCGCGGGCCGGATGACGGCACAGCGGAAGTGCTTGCAAAGATATATGCGGATAATGAGCGCGTGCTTAAGGACAGCACGGAAGCTTGGCAAGCAAGTATAGGCCAGATCATAGCACGCGCTGAGCAAGGCGAGCCGGTTCGCATGGACGGCCACGAGATTACGCTAGACCTTGACGAACGTATCGCCCTGCCCATGGATAATGCGGACGGTTTCAGGGAGGTTTCGATCCGTGAAATGCTAGAGGAAGTGCAGCGCGACAAACAGATGATGGACGCAGTAAACTCATGCCCGTTGCCAACAGTTTCCTGACCTGCGTAGTAGATCAGCTTACCGCTAGAGGCTTCGGCCAAAAGCGGATCAAGGGCTTTACTGACAGGCTCAATGGTCTGGCGAAAGCGCATGAGCAATCCGGAATGCCGCCATGGATGGCGCAAACGCAAGCGGCTGCGCAGATGTATAAGGAGATAAACATTGCTGCCGTTGAGCGTGCAAAACGTTCGCTCGCAACACTTGACGTACATCTGCGCAATAAAGCGCGTATCCAGTTGGGCCACACTGTCGATACATCGGCGTGGGTATTCGACGGGAAGAAAGGCAGCAAGGGTGTAGCTATAGCCCGTGCGGCGATATCCTTGGAAGAAAGCGATAAACGTTTTCCAGGCTTGTCGTATTCATCGTACAGGAAAACAAATCTCGGCATGTTCATGGCTATATTCGATGACGCCTTGGCACGCATGGGTAAAGGCGCGTTCGGTCGCCAGAAAGGCAAAGCACATCTCGACAATATACCGCACGAGATATGGGGCCGTAAGACGGGCGATAAGAACG